CAAGCAGGTCAAGGCCGCTGCGGTGCTGAACAATGGATTTGACTCCGCCTATGATGGTGGCGACGGTCAGCCCCTGTTCTCCAACGCTCACCCCCTGGTCTCGGGTGGCACCAACAGCAACATCCCCACGACTCCTACCGATCTCAATGAGACCTCTCTTGAGAACGCAGTGATCCAGATCGCTGCCTGGACAGATGAGCGCGGACTGCTGATTGCAGCCAAGCCCAAGAAGCTCGTCGTTCCCCCTGCCCTCCAGTTCGTGGCCACCCGTCTCCTTGAGACTGAGCTGCGTGTTGGTACGGCGGACAACGACATCAACGCCATCAAGAACAATGGTTCGATCCCCGAGGGATACACCATTAACCACTTCTTGACGGACACCAACGCCTGGTTCCTGACCACGGACGTTCCTAATGGTATGAAGCACTTTGTGCGCGTGCCGTTGCAGAACTCTATGGACGGTGACTTCGATACTGGCAACGTGCGTTACAAATCTAGGGAGCGTTACAGCTTTGGGTGGAGTGACCCGCTCGGGATGTACGGTTCACAAGGCTAAACCCTTATTTTACAAGGGTTTGAGAGGGGAGCTTAGGCTCCCCTTTTTATTCAATGTTGCGTTATTTGTTATGCTGAGATAAGATGCTCATACCCTGTATCTAAGGAGCGAGCCATGGGAATGGGAATCTACAAAATCATCAATGTCGTAAATAACAAGTTTTACATCGGTAGCGCTGTCAACTTTAGCCGACGGAAGGCCAGACACTTTTCAGAGCTGCGTCATAACAAACACAACAATCGATGGTTGCAGGCTTCGTGGAACAAACATGGAGAGTCGTCTTTTGTGTTCGCAGTGGTTGAAGAGGTGCAAGACAAGGCACTCCTATTGGAAGTAGAAAACCGCTGGCTTAAAGAACACGTTGGCAAAGACTATTGCTACAACATAGGAGTGGACGCCACAGCGCCAATGTTGGGAGTGTCAGGAGAAAACAGCCCAACATGGGGAAGGAAAAGAACGTTAGAAGAATTGGCGGCACAAAATTGGTCAGGTAAAAAACATTCTCTAGCTTCCAAAGAAAAAATTAGGCAGCATCTTTTGGGAAAACCAAAGTCTGCTGCTGTTCGCGCCAAGATCTCTGCGACCCTATCTGGCCAGGGTAACTTCTGGTACGGCAAGAAGCGTCCTGACCACGGCAGCAAAGTGAGCAAGCCAATCAAGGCGTTCAAACCAGATGGAACAACTGTTACATACGAGAGCATCCAAGCGCTTCGCTTAGATCTAGGTATAAAGCCGCCGACGATTAATCGCGCATTGAAATCCGGCAAAGTTTTAACGCGTGGACCGTTTATTGGATGGCGCTTTGAATATGCTTGACTCCCTCACAAATCCCTGATACAAAGAGATAAGTCTAGGATTTACCACCCATGCAGACTGGCCTAGCAGACTTAGTAGAGACGGCATGGGGAAGTGCTACTACACAAGGAGTTTGTCATGGCACGTACTACCTTCTCCGGGCCAGTCGCCTCGGATAACGGGTTTATCTCCGGCACCGCTACTGATGAAATTGCGGTCACCTCTGCTTCCAACGTTTCTTCTTCTTACGTTACCGCGTCAAACACGACTGGTGATGTACGACTGAACTATTCCCGTCTGACCTTTACCTCTACTGGTTCTGGTGAGACAGCTCGTTTCCTTACCCGCGTAACTGGTGCTAATGGCGCTACCGGTGGCACGATTAACGGTGCACATATCTCCCTGTCCATTAATGGATCTGGAACGATCTCTGGTGCCGGTAATGCTCTGCGCGTAACTCTCGGTGGATCTTCTACTGCTCCTGGCGGTACGATTTCTGCAATCCAACTGGACTCTGATTTTGCCTCTGGCGGCTCTTGGTCTGGTGCTACTTACCTGCGTTGTACGAACAGCGGAACTGGAACTGTTAGCGCTTTCTTGCGCGTTCCTGCCCCGGCGTCTGGTACGGTTTTCCGTGCTGCCGTTGGAAGCCCGGCTGCTACCCACACGATCCCTGTGATCAGTGATAACGGGACTACGTACTACATTATGGTAAGTACGATTGCCTAATGCAGATAACTAAAGAGTTTCTGCTAGAAGAGATCAAGCAAATGGAACAGCAACGCGCTCACGCACATGACGTGGCCGTTGCTTCCCAGGCTGCCATAGATACGATGAAAGCTATGCTGGCCCGTCTTGAACTACCAGATCCAGTGGAGAGCCAAAATGGGAATGCAGTCTGATGTTTGGTCGGCTACGTGGTTTAACAACACAGCCGCATTAAAAGCCTCCGGTTCTATTGCTGGAACTGGAGCAATCACATTACTTACCACGGCGGTTGGATTCAACGGCGTCGGTGCAAAAGTAACAGTTACCTCTAGTGGCGACGAAGACGATACCGAGTTTGAGGTTGTCGGTATTGGTATGGATGGCCAGCAGATTACTGAGGTAATCACTGGTGTAGATACCAATACGGTCGCTAGTACCAACTACTACACCTCGATTGTCTCGATCTCCAATGACACCGCATCGGTAGGCAATATCAGCATCGGGCTGTCCGGCCTGGCGCTCCCTAAGTGCCGTATCCGTGGTCTGTACTACACCGGCGCAGCAAGTGCTGGGTCTGTGGTAATCACTCGGTACAGTGACTCCCGCAAAGTTTTAAACGTTGTAAGCCCGGCAAACTCTGGTGCTAATGCGTTTAACGTGTGGGTGCCCGGAGAGGGAATTGTGTCCACATATACGTTGAATGACTACGCAACAGTGGCTCTGACGCAAGTCGGTTCTGCAACAATCTTGTGTAGCTAATCATGGCTAAGGGCATGGGCATTAAAACCTCTGTGAAGTCGGGCAACTTCCGTCCGACTAAGCAGGGTGCTGGCATGACCGAAAAAGGCGTAGCAGCTTATCGTCGCGCCAATCCAGGATCAAAGCTCAAGACTGCTGTAACAGAAGACAAGCCTACTGGAGAACGGGCAAAGCGCCGCAAATCATTTTGTGCACGGTCTGCTGGACAGATGAAACAGTTTCCAGAAGCCGCCAAAGATCCCAACAGCCGCATTCGGCAAGCAAGAAAAAGGTGGAAATGCTAAATGGAAATGATGATTTGGAATATCGTCTTGTCGGCGATAGTGGGAATTATGGGCATGTTGCTTAAAGGCAAGTTCGATGAGTTGAACCGCCTAAGCATCCTGCTCAACAGGACGCGGGAAGAAGTAGCGCGGGACCATATTACCCGTGCAGAGGTACGGCAGGATCTGGATAAGATTCGGGAACATTTTGACGATGGCTTCCGCAGACTAGAGGCCAAACTTGACGCGATGGCGCAGAGGAAAGTATGAAACGCAAAGTCAAACGGTATGAGAACGGCGGTGACATTGAAGATGATGCCGTCAGTCTTGAGCAGACTGGTGGGTTTGGCCGGGCTGCGGTACAAGAAGCTGCAAAGCGGCCTACCTTTGCAAGCACCGTAGGTCAAATAGATGATCGTGATCGTCGAGAAATGGCGATGGCAGCTATGGCAACAAAGAGGCCAGCCAAGTCTGCGGTTGTAACAAAAGAACAGATGAAAAAAGCCGGGTTTGATAACCTGCGCGACTATTTGAATGCTCAACGCGGCCTGACTCGCCGTGGTTCAGCAGCAGCTCCGGCAGCGCCCAAATCTATGGGTCCAAGCAGCCAGGACATAGACCGCATGGAAGCCGCGCTGAAAGCCTCAAATGTCCGCGATGAGCGTAGATCCTACGAACAGGGCAAAGACGCTACAGCAGCCGCTAAACGCGCCGCAGATATGCAAAAAGAACGCGCTGCATATCTCAAAGAACAGGCCCGTAAGAAAGAAGATACTCAGACAGGTTCTGAGCGTCTTGCTCGCAAGGCTGAAGCATTTAGAACCAGAATGCGCGAGCAGGCTGGTGGCATGAAGAAGGGTGGCATGGTCGCATCTAAACGCGCAGACGGTATTGCTCAGCGCGGCAAAACCCGTGGAAGGATTATCTAAATGGAACAGGAACGCAAGGACTCTACCCGCACTAAGATGATCAAAGAAGCAAAGATCGAAGATGACTTCTTGGGCATCAAAAAGGGTATTAAATATGCGACGACAAAAGCTAGTGAGCTAGCTGATCGTATGGGTTATACCCAAGAAGATGAATACAAGAAGCCAATTAAAAAGGCCAAAGGCGGTTATGTTCGGTCCGCTGATGGGTGTGCAGTCCGTGGTAAGACGAAAGGAAAAATGGTATGAAAAAGATGATGACTGGTATGGGCCCAACCAAGATGGGTGCTGTTAAGACTGCTGCTCCCAGCAAAGATGGTGTGGCCGTTAAAGGCAAGACCAAAGGCAAGATGGTCAAGATGGCCGGAAACAAAATGGCCAAAGGCGGCATGACCAAGATGCGCGGCGGCGGGAAGTGCTAAATGATGCCTAGTCGCGGGATGGGCGCTGTTCGGGCGTCCAAAATGCCAACTGCTAAAACAGGGAGGCGGAAAGATGGAGACACTTTCACTCAGTATAAAGAGGGTGGCAAAGTCAAGTCTCGCGTTAATGAGGCAGGCGTTTACACGAAGCCTGGAATGCGTAAAAGCCTATTTGAAAAGATTAAGGCTTCCGCGACTCAAGGGACGGCTGCGGGTCAATGGTCAGCAAGAAAAGCACAACTCTTAGCCAAGAAATATAAGGCTGCTGGTGGTTCGTATCGTGGTTAAAACTTGTAAACATTGTGAGTCTGTAAAAGACGAATCGTGTTTTTATAAATTTTTTGACAAATGGTCTAACAAACACTATTTGAGTGCTAGATGTAAACCTTGTCACCAAGAATACAAACTTACCAACAAAAATAGTTCACGAAATCGCAAAGCCGAAAAATTACAACTTAGATACGGTCTTACTTACGAACAGTGGGAAGACATGCGTGCCGCAGAAAATTATCGTTGTATGATTTGTGGAATTAGCGAAGAAGAAATTGACAAACGATTAGATGTTGATCATTGTCACGAATCAGGAAAAGTGCGGGGAATTTTGTGTAATCCTTGTAACAACATGCTTGGCCATGCTAGAGATAATTTAGCTGTACTAGAGTCTGCTGTTAAGTATTTAAAAAATTATGGTGGTGGGTATAAGTGATCCGGGCACCGGTATACGACCCGAAGAGAGACGGGAATGTGTTTTCCTGGGTTTTGAAAGCAGCAGAGGTATACCGGATGAGAAAAAGGACTGAACGCGATGCCGCTAAAGAAGCCACAACAGAGCTTAAAAGAATGGGGCCAGCAGAAGTGGAGGACAAAAAGTGGTAAACCGTCGTCCGTTACCGGCGAGCGCTACCTCCCAGAGAAGGCGATCAACGCACTTTCTAGTTCAGAGTATGCAGCGACGACTAGAGCGAAGAGAGCTGGTAAGGCTGCTGGAAAACAGTTTGTTAAACAGCCAAAACGAATTGCAGCAAAAACAGCGAGGTTCAGATGAAAACGGTTACACCTAGTCCGGCTAAAGAAGACCAGATGAGCAAAGACCCGATTGACCAGATCAAGAAGGCCAAGGGTAAAACTGTTATTGCAAAGTCTGGTGGGTGGATCAAAGACGCAATCAAGAAGCCTGGTGCGTTACGCGCCTCTCTTGGCGTTAAGAAGGGTGAGAAAATCCCCGCCGGTAAACTGGCTGCTGCTGCCAAGAAGCCTGGCAAGATGGGCCAAAGGGCGCGACTGGCCCAGACTTTACGTAAATTAGGAAAGTAAGATGCCTACTTCGTTTGCATACGTTCACTGCAAACCTGATGGAACCCCCTTTTACGTGGGCAAAGGCGTGCGCTCAAGGTACAAAAACTTTACGTACAGAAATTTGTACCATAAAAAAGTTGTCGCAAAGTATGGTCAAGAAAATATTTTAATAGGCAAAATTGATTGTTCAACTAATAATTTTGCGTTGGATTTAGAGATAGGGTTGATTAAATGCTTTAAGCGCATGGGCTATGCCTTAACAAACCTCACAGAAGGTGGGGAAGGAAGTGTGGGATGGAAATGCCCAGATCAAGTAAAAAAAGCTGTTGCTGAGGCTAACAAGCGACGTATCTGGACTGAAGAACAGAAAGAAAAACTAAGAGCTTTTTCGATCGGTAAAACGAGGCCTGAACATAGCAAAAAAATGAAAGAGAAGGGTTTGTGGGCAAAAGAAAAAAATCCTGGCTACGGTAATGGTGACAAACAAAGAGGCAGCAAAAATCATATGGCTAGGTCTGTTGGTGGAGATCATCCAGACAAAGGCGAAATGGTTTGGTGTACATTACGAGAAGCGTCTCAAACCATAGGCGTTAGTATTCAAGCGGTTCTACAGGCAATCAAATCTAATCACAAGTCCAAAGGTTGGAAGTTAAGGTATTTATCATGAAGACCAGTGGAACTACAGCCTTTAATCTTGACCTTAGCAACTTAATTGAAGAAGCCTTTGAAAGGTGCGGGGGAGAATTACGCTCCGGTTATGATTTACGCACTGCTCGCAGATCTTTAAATCTTCTCACGATAGAATTTGCAAACAGAGGAATAAACCTTTGGACGATGGAGCAGGGGTCATTCCCGCTGGTTACAGGCCAGGCCATCTATCCCATCCCGACAGATACGATTCAGATTCTGGATACGGTCATCCGCCAGAATCCTGGTACGTTGAACCAGATCGACATCAACATCAGCAACATCGCTGAGCCGACCTATTCCTCGATCCCCAATAAACTCACCCAAGGACGCCCGATTCAGTATTGGTTCAATCGGCAGTCTGGGAACGAGAACGCCACGACAATTACCCTGGCACAAGACATCAATGCCACGGATACAACGATTGAGCTGAGCACTACAACAGGGTTGGCTGCGGCAGGCTTCATCAAAATTAACAACGAGACAATCAGCTACCCAAACATCTCGGGTAACTCGCTTATCAACTGCGCCCGTGGACAGAATGGCACTACGGCGACAGGCCATGCGGTTATTGGTACACCCCCGATCACGGTGCAGAACCTCCCGTGTGTGAACCTCTGGCCGACGCCTAATCCTCCTGGAGACCAGTACACATTTGTCTACTGGAGGCTGCGCCGGATGCAGGACGCAGGAAATGGAACAACGGTACAGGACATCCCGTTCAGGCTGATTCCATGTATGGTGGCTGGCCTGGCGTATTACCTTGGCATGAAGCTCCCAGGGGTAGATCCCACCAGGATTCAGATGCTTAAGATGGACTATGAGGAGCAATGGACCCTGGCATCCCAAGAGGACCGTGAGACAGCCCCGCTGCGGATTGTGCCGCGCAACATGTTCTACTACGGATAAGTCATGCCTAACCAATTTGCTTCGGGGAAGTTTGCGATTGCGGAGTGTGATCGATGTGATCAACGCTTTATGCTCAAGGAATTGCGGATACAAACCGTTAAAACCAGACCGTTTAAAATTAAGGTGTGTCGGGCATGTTACGACCCAGATCACCCCCAGCTCCAGCTTGGTATGTACCCGGTTAACGACCCGCAGGCCGTCCGTGAGCCCCGCCCGGATGTGAGTTATCAACAGTCTGGTACGAGCGGATTGCAAGAACTGACGACCAATAGCACCTCCCCGCTGGGCTTTGGTTTCCCTTTAGAAGGGAGTCGGGTATTTCAGTGGGGATGGTATCCAGTCGGTGGTTCATCCTACTTTGATGCGGAGTTGACGCCGAACGATTTAGTGGCTAAAACAACAGTAGGATCGGTAACAATCTCAATATCTTAGGAGTCCAAAATGACTAAACAGATGCGTAGCGTAGCCAAGAAAGAAGCCATGAAGGCCGTCAAGGGTCATGAGGCTTCTATGCACGGTGCCAAGAAGATGAAGGCCGGTGGCCCGACTTCTATGGACATGAAGAAGTATGGCCGTGGCATGGCCAAGGTAATGAACCAAAGATCGCCGGTGCGTAAAGTACGGGCAACGGGGATTTAAACATGGCTAAGGTCAGCAAAA